CAATAGAACAATGTCAAATACATTCACCATATGGATTCCCACAAACCAAAACACAAATACAACCGATATGTAGACAAGGTTACTTAGTTGGTTATGACGCACAAGCAAAAATACCAAAGTTCGTAACATATGAACTATCACCACAAAACGCATTAGGATGTATAGCAAGATCAAATGCCTTTACAGCCGATCAAAGTATCAAAAATGGTCCTAAACCAGATGACTATACTGGTACAGGTTACGATAAAGGACACGCTAGCCCAGACGGTGATCAAAGTTGGGATCAACAAGTAGAATATGAATCCTTTTTGATGACCAACATGTTTCCACAACATGGTAGTTTAAATCGTGGGATTTGGAAACTATTAGAAACTAGCATCAGAGGTTGGTCATCACAACTCAATAACAACTTTACCATATATGTTGGTGCGGTATATAGCGATCAAAATAAAAAGATTGGTTCGGGAGTAGTCGTACCTCATGGTTTTTACAAAATCGTGATCAATAACAATACTAAAGAAATAGCTGGTTGGGCATTCCCACATCAACCACCTTATCCTAATCTTGGTAATGATTTAACTAGATATAGATTACCCATAGCTCAGATACAACAGGCTGCTGGAGTAACTTATGCTTTTCCAAATGGTTCTATAGAGGTACAACCTGGCCAAGAATGGAAGGTAGACTTTGGTGATCTTACGAATAGTAAAAGAAAGAAGTGTGGTGTAAATTCATCTGTTGACTAAATAATAATATGAACACCAAAGATATCATCATAGAATCTGCCGCCACTGAATTAGCCAAAAGATTACCTACCTTGGCTAAACACGATTATGATACCATAGACAGATTGATGCGCCAGATATCAAAGAAACATCATATCACTAGCCATGCCTTACATGATTTATTCATAAAAAAATATCGCAAAACACCAGACGATTGGATCAAAGGCAAATTGGATGAGGAATCATTGACTGATTCTGATGATTTAGATATCAAATCCGAAGTAGATAAATTTGTTGATTGGGCATGTGATATATTAAAATTAAAATCCAAACCAAAAATTGAATTAAGTATGGATACAGAAGAAGCACAAAATCATCATCATACAGGTAGACATGTCCATGGTGAAGATAGTGTATGGGTTTATGTCAAAAATCGTAATTTAGTAGATATATTAAGAACGGTTTTACATGAGTTAGTTCATGTTAGACAAGGTGAACGCGGTGAGATAAAATCAGGTAGTAGTTATCCAGGTAGCCCAATCGAGGTTCAAGCTGATGCTTTAGCTGGTAAATTCATCAAGATTTATGGTGAACAAAATCACCATATATTCCAATAACTGTTGAATTTTAAATTCTACTGTGTTACAATACACAGATGCTAAAATTACTTTTCCCCCTACCCAAACAATTAGTTATCGCACTAAGTGGCGGTGTGGATAGCGTGGCTATTACTGATTTTCTCAGCAATAAACACGAGGTTACCGCAACATTCTATCATCATGGCACAGAAAACTCACAACGGGCATTTGAATTCGTTGGTAAATTCTGCGCCAATCGTGATATCCCACTACTAGTAGGTAAACTACATAAACAAAAACCTAAAGATCAAAGCGAAGAAGAATTCTGGCGTAACGAAAGATATTCATTCTTTGATAGCTTGGGCACTAGTCTTGGGCCAATCATTACTGGTCATCATCTGGATGATTCAGTAGAAACTTATCTTTGGTCTTGTATGCATGGTACGCCAAAGGTAATCCCAAAAACTAGGAATAATGTACTACGCCCATTTCTTACCACTCGTAAAAGCAAATTCGTAAATTGGTGTACACGGAAAAACATTGATTGGTGTGAGGATACTAGTAATAATAACATCAAATATACTCGCAATTATATCCGACATACTTTAATGCCAAATGCATTACAAGTTAATCCTGGTCTTCATACTGTGGTAAAACGCATAGTTGAAAATCAATCTTGATTGATGTATAATAAACTCTATTCAAGGAAAATAAATGACTGAACAACGCACTTTTAGTACCGAAGGAAAACTCAAACTTACTCATCTCATCAACGAGGGTATGAATGTTCTAAGCGAAATGGAAGCTCTTCGTGGTGGTCTTAACGATACTGTTAAAGCAATCGCAGAAGAACTTGAAGTAAAACCCAGTGTACTTAAAAAAGCGATCCGTATCGCACATAAAGCTAAATTGGGAGAAAATAATCAAGAAAACCAAATGCTTAATGAAATCCTAGAAACGGTAGGACGCACACTTTGAGCTATATAGATGCCATCTACTCAAAAGATTCAGATAAAATCTTTGTAGTAGAACGCACTACGAACGGTAAACGAAATTACCGTGAATTCCCTGCCAACTATACATTCTATTATAGTGACCATAAAGGGAAATATCGTAGCCTATATGGTGATCCTGTAAACAAATTCTCTACTAGAAAACGCTCTGAATTTGAAAAAGAACGCAGAATCCACTCTGGTAAAAAATTGTTTGAAAGCGATATCAATGTGGTATTCAGATGTTTAAGCGAAAACTATCTAAAAGTTGATGCGCCTAAACTACATACTTGCTTTTTTGACATTGAAGTTGACTTTCACCCTGATAAAGGATTCTCACCAACTACTGATCCTTTCAATCCAGTAACCGCTATCTCAATGTATCTAGATTGGCTAGATAAATGTATCACTCTTGTGATTGCTCCCAAACACATGAGTCCAGAAACAGCACAAGAAATCACTGGTGAGTTTGAAAACACCTTGCTTTTCACTAATGAAAAGGAAATGTTTGATACCTTCTTTCAATTGATTGATGATGCTGATGTATTGACTGGTTGGAATTCAGAAGGCTATGATATACCCTACATGGTCAATCGTGTTACTAGGATCATGAGCAAGGATGATACCCGTAAATTTTGCTTGATGGGTCAACTTCCTAAATCAAGAACATATGAAAGATTTGGTAAAGAAGAACAAACATATGATCTAGTTGGTAGGATTCATATGGACTATCTGCAACTTTACAAAAAATATAACTATGAATCTCGTCATAGTTATAAATTAGATTCTATTGGTGAAATGGAGGTAGGAGAAAATAAAACCCAATACGAAGGTACTCTAGACCAATTATATAACAAAGACTTTAAAAAGTTCATTGAATATAATCGGCAAGATACTATGCTATTGGTCAAGATCCATAATAAATTAAAATTTTTAGAATTGGCAAATCAACTGGCACACGAAAATACTGTGCTATTGCCAACTGTAATGGGTTCAGTTGCTATGATTGAAATGGCAATCATGAATGAAGCTCACGAACGAGGTCTAGTAGTTCCAGATAAAAAACGAAAGGAAGGTACAAATGATGAACAGCAAGCGGCGGGTGCCTATGTTGCTACTCCCAAAAGCGGCATACATGAATGGGTCGGGGCAGTGGACATCAACTCACTATACCCGTCAGCAATCCGTGCTCTTAACATGGCCCCGGAAACCATTGTCGGGCAAGTCAGACAAACTCTTACTGACCAATATATGTATGAAAAGGGCAGGCGGTTAGCAACTGAAAAGAAACGATACAAAGAAGGTGATGACGATGTTACTGGTAGCGTTCTTTGGGAAAATCTATTTGGCAGCTTAGAATATACTGCTATCATGAATCAAGAACGCGGTACTATGCTCACTGTAGATTACGAAGATGGCCGTAGCGTAGAGATGAGCGCGGCTGAAATATGGAAACTGATCTTTGATAGCCATAACCCATATATCTTAAGTGCTAATGGTACTATATTCAGATTTGATCATGAGGGCGTGATCCCAGGTCTACTAACTAAATGGTATAGCGATCGGAAGATCATGCAAAAAAGTCTCAAAGAAGCTACTACTCAAGAGGATCGTGAATATTGGGATAAACGACAACTTGTTCGCAAGATTCTACTTAACTCAGCATATGGCGCTCTACTCAACGAACATTGTAGGTTCTATGATAAACGCATTGGTCAATCAGTAACTTTAAGTGGTAGGCAAATCGTCCGTCATATGATGAGCATCATCAACGAAACTATCACAGGTGAATATAACCATGAAGGTAAGGCAATCGTTTATGGTGATACTGATTCATCTTACTTCTCAGCATATCCTATTCTAAAAGAACAAATAGATAAAGGTGAAATAGATTGGAATAAAGAATTATGTATCCAACTATATGACTCTATAGCCGATCAAGCTAACGATTCATTCCCTGCATTCATGGAACGAGCATTCCATGCACCAAGAAAAAATGGTGAGATCATCAAGGCTGGTCGTGAATTGATTGGTGACCGAGCTATCTTTATCGTTAAAAAACGCTATGCTATCAATATCTTTGATAAAGAAGGTAAGCGTAAAGATAAAAATGGTAGTCTGGGTGATGTAAAGGCTATGGGTCTAGACTTAAAACGAGCCGATACACCTAAATATATACAAGAATTTCTAATGAGAATTCTATGTATGGTTATTCAGGAAGGTAAAGGTAGGGATGAAATCATTGAAACTATCAAAACCTTTAAACATCAACTATCATCACAAGATAGTTGGACAAAGGGCAGCCCTAAATCTGTCAATAAACTATCTACATATAGCGAATTAGAAGCTAATAGCAAGATAGGTAGGGCTAATATGCCAGGTCATGTCCGTGCTGCACTAAATTATAATTATTTGCGTAAAGTAAATGCAGATAACTATTCAATGAAAATCGTAGATGGTATGAAGGTCGTAGTATGTAAACTAAAGCCTAATCCTCTTAATTTTACTTCTATCGCATATCCCACAGATGAACTAAGATTACCACAATGGTTTCAGGAATTGCCATTTGATGATAATGAAATGGAAAGAACTCTAATAGATGAGAAGATTGAAAATCTATTAGGGGTTATGAATTGGGATATCCGCAGCAATATTGATACCAAAAGTACATTTGATTCGTTATTCACATTTGGTTAAATTGCTATTGCTTTTCGCAATAAATTCCACTATAATACACAGATTAATTGTCTAAATACTTACTTAATTTAAAGGAAAACTATGAAAGATTATTTGCTTGACTTGATTCAACACACACAAAGCCTAGACGGTATTGATTTACTTAAAATCGTTGGCACAGATAAAGAAACTCAATTAGCGGCTGTTGCCGAAGATAAAACTGTAATCATTAGTGGTAGTTTTAAAAACCCTATCGCTGATTTTATTGGTGAATTTGGTATGCCCAATCTCAATAAACTCAAAATCATTATTGGTTTCAGCGAATATGATGAACATGCCAAAGTATTTGTAACAAAAACTAATCGTAACGGAGAAGATGTTCCTGGGGCTATTCACTTTGAAACAAAAACTGGTGACTTCGTTAATGACTATCGCTTGATGCTTAAATCTGTTGTAGAAGAAAAAGTCAAAACCGTTCAATTCAAAGGTGCAACTTGGAACATTGAATTCGAACCAACTATCGCTGGTATCATGCGTTTGAAAAAACAAGCACAGGCTAATAGCGAAGAAAGCACATTTACTGCTAAAACTGAAAATGGTGATCTACGAGTTTTGTTTGGTGATCCTTCTACTCACTCTGGTAATTGCGTATTTCATCCAGATGTTACAGGTACTCTATCACGCACTTGGATGTGGCCAGTCAAACAATTTCTCGCAATCATGGATCTAACCGGTGACAAAATCGTTAGGATTTCTGATCAAGGTGTGGCTGAGATCATCGTTGATAGTGGTGTCGCAACTTATCGCTATCTGCTTCCCGCTCAAGTAAAATGATTAAAACTATTAGCTCTGCTAGTAAATACATGGAAGTCATGTGCCAAAACAGCTCGGTACATATTATCCAAGAACCAGGTGCGCATGGCGTTGGTAATATGCGATACAACGCCATGCAACAAAATATAGAGGTTTATGACGGCAAAACTTGGGTAATGATTTACATGGGACAAGCTACTATTAGTCTTAACAATCAAGCCGAATCATTACTAGAATGGGCTAAACAAAAGCGTGATGAAGAAATGAAACTAAAATCATTGGCTGAAAATAATAAAACAATAGCCGATCTATTAGAGAAAAAAAATAATATAGAAGAACAACTTACTATTGTTCAAACATTGATCAAAGAAGAAATATAAATTGGAACAAATCAATCTATCAAACAATCATAATCCCGAATGGGCATTGTTCTTACCAGCAGTCAGTAGCTTTTATATATCTGGCTTAGGTAAACAACGCTCGGGTGAAGAATACTTTGAAAAATCTCGCATACCAGTTGGTTTCAATGGTGATGTTGAATGTCTAAACTTTCTTAACAGCAAGCAAGGACTATACTACTACAAATGGGGACTATACTCTGCTGGTCACGCTAACTTGGATACTACTAAAATAGATCCAAATGAAAGTATTATCAGAGATAGAGAACAAGGTACTTTTATGTTGGGTGATAGTGGTGGTTTTCAGATTTTAAAATGTCAATGGCCCGCTGATTGGAAGGATCCTAACTGTACCCGTGCTATGAAAAAGCGTAAAGCTGTTTTGAACTGGATGGATACATACATGGATTATGGTATGTGTTTAGATATCCCAAGTCAATCATTGACTACATATCACATCCAAGACCCAAAGACTAAAACTTCGGCTCATGGTATCTCAACAATTGAAGAGGCTATCACAGCTACACATATCAATAACGAATACTTCATCAACAACCGTAATGGCAAATGCAAGTTCTTAAATGTATTGCAAGGTCGTAATCATACGCAAAGTGATGATTGGTATGAAGAAATGAAAAAGTATTGCGACCCAAATATCTATCCAGATAATCACTTTAATGGTTGGGCATTTGGTGGACAAAATAAAATTGATATTCATTTGATGTTGCGTAGACTTGTTGATATCATCTATGATGGATTGCTACAAGAAGGTAAACACGATTTGATTCATTGTTTGGGTACATCAATCTTAGAATATGCGGTACTATTCTCTGATATCCAACGGGCGATCAGGAAATATCATAACCCAAAACTTCAAATAACCTTTGATTGTGCCTCACCATTTTTCTCTGCGGCTAAAGGATTGGCTTACTTCAATACCAGTATTGAACATAATAAAAAATGGTCATATTCTATGGAGAAAACCGCTGAAAATAAATCATATGCCACAGATGGTCGCAAATTCAGGGACGCGGTATTGCAAGATGATATCCATAACATGTTTACAGATAGTCCAATAACTGATAGAATGTTAATCAAAGACTTGTGCTTCAGGGGACAAGGATTCATTGGGCAACATGGTAAGGAAACAAAAACTAGTTGGGATACTCTAAGCTATACTTTGCTACAGTCACATAATGTCTATCAACATATCTCAGCGGTACAAGAAGCTAATCGTCAATATGATCTTGGTATCATACCAAAAATGGTTATGAATGATACTTTTGAACGGATCAGATTTAGTGAGATTGTTGATGAGATTTTCGCTTGTAAGAATCGTCAACAAAGTTTGGATTTGATTGATAGTTATAGTAGATTTTGGATGCAAATGCAATCAGGTAGTCAAGGATTTTCTGGTAAGAAAACTGTAAATGCTATGACTATGTTTGACCAACTTTTTACTGTAGAAACCGAAGTTGAAGAAGTTATTGAAGATAGCGATGATGCTATGTCAGAAGTTTTAGGGGAATAATATGCCATACAAAGCAAAAATTATCAATGCCGAATCTGCATTTCGTCGGTTGAATGATGAACTTTATTATATCGATCCAGATAAGGATCCTGAAAAATATAAAAAAATAAAAGAAGAATCTTTAGTAGTATTAGATGAATTGAGAAATCTTAGACGGTTACAATGGGATGAAGATCAAAGACTTCATTTTGAAGATTATGCCAACGATGAAGATGATTGATGTTTATAAAGATAAGCAAGGATATGATCCAACTACTACCCGACGAAGATTCTACCGTACCATTGCTGATGCTTGACAAAACGGGTTTTTTCGTTCGCGGAAATCGTGTAGAACAGGATGACAAAGAAGCAAATATAGTATATAATGCATTTCATCAATGGTTAACTTGGGCAACAATAAAGAGGTAAAACATGCAAGAAGTAATTAGAGCATATCAAGAAAAACGCGCTAGGATCAAAAACGAAGCCAGGCGTTTCATTTTCGTGACCTTTCAAAAAGAAGGGATTCACTGCTATCCAGCTGCGGCAACTGATCCAGCATTGGCAACCAAAGATGAATATGATGTGAGTTTTTTGGCAACACCACATCGTCATATCTTCCACTTCAAAGTTTGGATTGAAGTAGAACACTTAGATAGGGCAATTGAGTTTATACAATTCAAGCGTTGGCTTGAAAATCTATATAAAGAAGGCACACTAGAATTAGATTATAAATCATGTGAAATGATGGCAGAAGATTTGTATGACACAATTGCAATTAGATATCCAGACCGTGACATTACTATTACCGTATCGGAAGACGGTGAGAATGGTGCCACGATTCGTTATCTTAAATCTAAACCTTATCAACAACTTGCTATCTAAAGGAAAATAAAATGGCAAAACCTGAAATCAAACATAACCCCCGTGTCA